CCGATATGCGTTATATCTGCGCCGTTCCTTCCAGAGTTTGTACCGGTCGATCAGGTTCATGCCGCCGCTCCTGCTTGTTGTTGCTCCAACCGATCTACCCGCGCCTTGAGTTCTTCGAATTCTGCTCTCGTAACCGGCGCATCATCCATCGTTCCGTTAGCGGTGTGATGATCGGCCCCGGAAAGTACGGGCGCTTCCGGCGCTTGAAACCCTACCGCTTCTTCGGTATCAGAAATCCCACCGTTTCCAGCGTCAGCCGAAGGATCTTCCGTGCGAAAGGATTCACCGCCTACCAGCGCCGGGGCTTCAATAGGTGCCCATTGTTCGTCTGCTTGCGAGCGCGGAACCACATGCTTGTTGCCTTGTTCGTCATACAGAATCGACATTGTTCCATATGTGTCATCACGGCTCACGTACAGCTTACGAACAGCTTCTACACGGCGTTGAATTTCTTCTTGTTCGACTTCGTTAACGTCGATGATGTTTTGCGCTTGACGTTCGCCCCATACCTTTGCTTTTTGGTAGTCGTCGATTTGGTTGTTCAGGCGCTCAATCTCTCTAACATACGAGAAAGCTTCTTCTTGCAAGACATCAATATGGGTTTCAAGATCTTTGATTTTTTCTTCAAGCTGGTGCTTTTCCTTTTGCGCTTCCTCATACTGCGCAACCGCCGCATCCCGTTTCTCGGTAAGATCCTTGATCTCAAGTTCTTGCTGCGAAATAACGGCTTCGCACTCTTTGATGTGCTGTTGCAGTTCTTCGTTTTGGCGGCGAAGTTGCAGTTCTCTTTCTTCTGCGCCTGCTTCAAGCCTCTTGATTTCCTCAAAGTGTTCTGCGATCATCCGCCGTCTGTCGGCCAGCACCACGGATTGGATCAGTTCCACCACTTCGACCGGCATACCGTCGAGATCGACACCAGCCACCGCAAAGGGCACAGGGGCTTCTTGTACACGATCTTCGATGTGTTCCATTGTTCTACCTCCATCACTTTTGTCCATAGTCTCATTCCCCATTATACCATATATGTTGTGTTTGTGGGGGAAAATGTGGTATGCTGACACGATATCTTGTGTTTTCTGAAAGTCACTTTTGTCCATGTATTGGGTACGGCGGTTCCCTGCACATTGTTCTCCCCTCCCCTATGGAGTCTGGTTTATCTCATTACCAGACCGCTCATTTTGGCTTCTGTGGTGCGTTTCGATGTCTGGATGACCAATCTATCTACCGATGTTTATGATGCGTCAGAACGCTTGCTAGATGCCTTAGATTCGATGTACGTGATTTCGGCATCAATCTGCCTGATCCGCGCCTCGATCCGATCGGATCCGGTCGAACGAACCCCGAGCCAATCAAGACGCTTCTTGAGCCGTTCGCGTTCCTCACGCAGTTCGCTTATCCTGTCCATGTTCCCCCTCCTTTACCTCGATAATCTCAACTTCGATCCTGGGATTAAGCTTGTCCACTTCAAACCGATGCGTGATGTCCCGGATTTGCTTCCAGCCATCGTTTTCAATGACGCCGGCAGCCCGCAGCCCATCAAACAAGAACTTTTGTCCGGCGATGACGTTGTCTTTGTCCCGGCGTTTGTCCGGGCAAAACCATGTGATGATAAAGTCCGCTTGCTCGACCGGATTGAGTCCACGAGCACACATCTTAACGAGCATGGTGTAATCCCATTTCATCGTCCTGTACTCGTTCCAATGTGATTTCGATTGGTTGATGATTTCATTGAGTCCGGGAAGCGTTCCGGGTATGACCATCTTCATGATATTTCCATACTCACCCACTTTCAGTATCCTGCATATTGTCCTCTCCACTCAATTTCAGGTTCCCACTTGTGAAACTCATCTTCGATCTCACAATCGCAGTCCCAATATAAAAACTCATCGTAGTAACCAACATACTTAACCAGCTTCATCTTTCTTCCACATCCACACGTTGGTCGCTTTTCTTCTGGAATCATACTGCATGCACCTTCTTCCGTTTGTTCTCCAGCTTTTCACGCGCTTGTTCGCGCATGTCCTGGATGTGTTTTTCGATAAACAAACGTGACTGTTCGCGTCTGTATCCCGACATGGACATGTCAACCATGATCTGGTCTATCAGAAATTCCAGCGCTTCGATTTTCCGAAACAGATGCAGTTCCCATAGTTGGAAGATAGATTCCATCGTCTCGTCTTTCATTTTCCGATATGCCATATTCTCACGCTCCGCTCTCAAGTTCTTGTGCCAGTCTCAAGGCCTCTGCCAATTCGTCGTCCGAAAGCGCCTTGCCGCCTGTCCGCTGCTCTACTACCGGAATATGCGGTTTGGTAGAGGATCGGGAGAAACGTTTGGGGAATGGTGTGACTTTCTCTTGTTTCCACGGCTCGTCCACGCCTTCGGCTTTCCAACGTCTCAAGATCCCTTCGACGTAACTCATTTTTCGGATTCCCTGTTTCGCTGCCTCATGCATCGCACGGATCGTCCATTCGGCGGTGTAGTCATTCACAAGGTGGTCAATGGTGTCTTTCAAAAGTGGTGAGATCGTGCCGAATCCCTCTTGTTCAAACGTCCGGTAGACCTTTGCGAAATTTTCGTCGAGGATCGGCTCGTCTACTACACCACCTACTAGATTAATATTTGGTTCTGTATGGTTAGGTATGGTATGGTTAGGTAGCCCCGCAACATTCGCATTCGTTGCGCATTCGTTGTGCGAATGTTGCGCGTACGTTGCGCGTACGTTGCGCGTACGTTCGCGTGATTTACGCGCACGTTCTTTGTTCGCCTCTCGTTTTTCAAGCAATCTTCCGGCGTAATCGTACCAATCGTGAAGATGGATTTCGTCTCCATCTGAATCTATCCATCCAGCTTTAATCGCTGACTGGACAAATTCTTCTGCATTACCTTTCCATCCAGCGCCCTTTGCGATAATCGAGAAGGAACGATTGGTCAATTCTCCGTTCGGTGCATTATCTAATGCCCACGTCCATAAACGGATCATATGGGCTGCGGCGTAGGTTTCGTCGATCCCCAACATTTCGGCAAGTTCGTATGTCTTCCAATGCGTCCATATTGCCTGATGCAATTCTATCCATGCCATGTCCTCACCGCCTAATCAGGTCATCTACCCACGCTCTACGGCCATCGGGAAGTATTTGAAGTAGTCTACTATAGGCATTCGCATGTTTCACCCCTCCACTTTCTCTAGCAGATCAAGATCGCTCATCCGTTTTCTCCCTCCCGCTCTCCTTCGGTGGCTCCGGCATCCAGTGGGTGACCTCCACCAATGGATCAACAGTCAGCCAGCGGCCAATGTATCGCATGATATCCGCTCCCCTATAGTCGCCGCGCCGATAGTACACCAACACAGTATCGCCGCTTCTAGGTAGCCGCTCTTCGACGCTGATCCAGCTCACTCCACCGTCACCCCTATCTCTTCGAGGATTTCGCGGGCGCTTTGGCCGCAGTCGTAATAAATCGCTTCTGCCGGTTCTACCAACGTTCCATGACGGCTGCGAAACTCTCGCCTGTAATTCTTCGCATCCGCATACCACCGCAACCCCTCGATCAGCTTGTCACGTTCCTGTTCCAACCGCTTGATCTCCTGTTGTTTTTGCTCCAGTTTTTGGTGGAACCATTCCAACTCACACCCCGCACATTGGTGGTAAATCATCACCGGGTTGTCTGAATGTCGTTTGCAGACTTTTTTCATTCCACCGTCACCCCGATCTCTTTGAGGATGTCGCGGGCGCGTTGGCCGTCATCATACAGCCAAAACGGGGGATGGTTTCGACGATCGGCGTAATGACGCAACACCTCGATCAGCTTGTCTCGTTCCTTCCGTAGCTTCCGGTTTTCATCTTCCAGTTCTCGAACAATTTCCTTGTATCCATCAACCGACATTTTCAGGCATTCTCGGCATGGATTTTCTTTCGTGCATTCGTCCCGCTTGTCCAGTTCGTCCAGCAGGAAACCTAGCCATTCGGGGGCGTTGGCGATCAGATGGGCATTGTTTCCCCAGTTATCGAACTCCACATGAACAGAGCCATCTTCGTTGTACTCGATGAATGTAGCAATATCTTTCGTAGAACATCCACAATTAGCCATAAGATAACCTTTAGCCAATTTACTCATGTACCACGGCCCCGGCGTTGCCTTCTCCAACGCTTCCCTAATCTCCGTCAGTGTCTTTTCCCGATCAGTCATTGTTTAGTTCCTCCAATCCGGCAAGTTTCTCCCTTTCAAACCAGAATATAACTTGTCCGTTCGTTTCCTTGATAAGTCCGTACTTTTTTGCCACAACATATTGAGTGTGATACCGATTTAAACTATTGATGAATCCGGCGATCTTTTTCCTAAAACCCTCTACTGATAACATCCCTTTCTGGATATTACACGAGGCGCAGCACGGAACCTTGTTATCGGCGTTGTCTCGTTCTGGATGATAGCATTCATCGGTGGTATAAAGTCCGCGCCTCTGGTCATATTTCAACTTTCTGTGAATCGGCTCGAAGTGGTCGGCATGCCATCCTTTCTCGGGCAAATCACAACCGCAATACCAGCACTTTCCGCCAGATTTGTCCCATATGTGCTTTCGTTTGGTATTCACTCTCCCTCTCCCCTATCCATCACCGCCAGCAGGGCGGCTAAATCATCTGCGCTCCCCGCTCGAAATTCTAACACCGTTTCATTGCCCCGACAGAATTCGAACACATCCAATTCAGATGGCCTTGTAAAAAGCCTTGCCGAGTATCCCTCATCCATTATCTGGACTGTAACGGGGCCTAGCTTGTACGTATCAACCGTCCACACACCGCCAACAGATTGATACTTTTGAGGGACATAATTTTCCCGTCGCTTTACAAGCGATTTTAGCTTGAAATACTTGTGCTTCACGTCATCACCGAGTTTCAGGAACTGGTCAGTCATGGTTCGGTTCCTCTAGAAATATCCCGTTTTTGAACAGTAGTGCCTTTACTTCCTCCATTGCCTGCTTAACGGTGATTTTCCGTTTCTGCAAGCGATTCATGATGCCGAGAAAATTAAATCGATCCTGATCCGGCATCGTCCTGATGAGAGCGAACAAATCTTCGGGTGTTTCGAGTGGTGGGCGTATAGCTGATTTTTCAATCATGCTTGTTCCTCCAATCCGGCGAATTGATTTAAGATCGATCTTTCATTCTCCCTTGCCCATGACAACATTTTGGCTTCTTCTCCTTTGGTTTGTGCTTCCGCTGAAGCAATTGCTCGATACCGTTCCATCGACAACCGATATTCCAGCACCTTGCGGGCGACTTCTTCAAACGTTTCTTTCACTTCGTATTTACCAACACCTAGAACGACGATTTTACAATTTCCTCCGCCAATTCTGTTGCTTGGTTCATCTTTAATCACGATATTGTCAGGAACGACGATGGATTTTTCGTATGGATTTCCTAGATGGTCGTAGCATACTTCTGTCAACCGAATCATTCGTTCTCGTCTCCTTTCATAACATCCACCACGATGCCTTCTTCAGAATATCTCCCGGGAATGTGGTCATCAGGTGTGGCGTTTTTATGTTGGTTTTTAAAATATAGTTTGTCATTTTCGTCACGTTCGACTTTGTATCTGACCCCATGAAACTCCCAGATGTCTCCGACTTGAATATTCCTACCGTTTCGGTCACGCATCGTTCTCGTCTCCTTCCTCGACTTCTTCCCAATATACGTCATAACGTGCGGCTCCGCTTAAAATACCTTCTTTTGTTTTTACAGCGAAATATCCACCATATTTTTCCCGTAAAAATTCCCGAAAATCTCCTTCGCAAATTTGGAGAACTGCGCCGTCTGATCTTCGCACAAGCCTATACATCGTTCCCGTCTCCTTCCGGTGCGTTGATGCTGATTTCACATCCGCAACACGGGCATTCAATCCGTTTTACCTTCGCCGCATTGGTCGGTTCGCTCGTGGTGGAGAGGGCTTCGATCTCGTTGTCTACAATGTTGCGAACGTGCATATCAAGGCGGTCAAGAAACTCGTCTAACCATTCGCTTTGTTCCTCTGCTGTAGGGTTTTCCAAGGGGAAGGTTAATTCTTCGGTATCGGCGAATCGGCTAATCTGCATGATTTTATCTGGGAGAGATTCCAACGCCGCCCGCAGACGCTGGATTTCGCTGTCAAGTTGAGCATTCTCGCGTCCCAATACTTCTGCTGTCGCCTTCCATGTACCCTCGGATTCATCGGCGTCAAATGCGCCGGATTGGATTCTTCCCCTTAAAGACGCAAATTCACTAATAACCTTTGAAAATTCGCAGGCCTTATTTTCGTGTCCACACGACCGGTAGTCTTCGCTTCGTCCGATCAACCAATCAATTTTTCCGCTAATTTCTTGCACAAGCGCCTGTTTCCGCACATACTCACTCATTGCCCTTCTCCTTTCAGTAGATGGTTCGCCTTCGTCCGCGCTCGTTGTGCCGCTTCGGCTAACTCCTGCGTGCATCCTTTGCACAGGTGACGAGCGATAAGCAGGGTAAAAGTATCGCCGTCGGGGAGCGGCACTCGCTTGACGCGCTCCGCTCCGATTGCCCCACATTTTTCGCATTTGTTCATGGTTCAGGCTCCTTTCTTTGATCCGTGATCGCACTATGGCGACACCGGTTGCATGTATTTTCCTGCGATCTGCTGCTCTAGGTAGTACCGCAGCGCCGTCTCATGATCGCGACGGAAATATTCCACGATTTCGTCTGTCGTAAATCGATCCAAAACGGCGCTGACGATGTTCACGGTCGACAATCGCTTGTCTTTGTTCTCGGCGATCGCTTTCCGGATCGCCAGATCGATATTGTTCATTGTCCCATCTCCTCCCTCGCAAGTTCTGCCAACATCGCCCGCCGCTCCGTCGGCGTCAGCCGCCGCAGGATCGTCGCGATCTCATCCTTCGCCGTTTTGTACCGCGTAGGGCCGGGATCGCCGATCATCGCGCTATAGGCGACCCCGGTTTCGCTGCTGACGCGGGTACTGTGGCGGTAGAGGCGACGCGTCTTCACATCTCGCACCAACCGCTGGGGCAGTCGTTGCCGTAGACGGTGGATTCGTCAACCGCGCCTTTCATGCGCATGTATTCTTGTCTGCGCTCAATGGAGCAGGTGTCGCAGCAGTCGTCAACGCCTGTGTTGTGTCGGGCTATATAAGGGTCAATGTTATGTCCGCAGAGGACGCATTTCATCCCTCTTCCCCTCCCCTCTCGCACGCCACGACAAACTCCACGTATGCCATCGCCGCGTCGAAGTCTTCGCGCTCTGCCTTTTCGCCGCATTCGTTGCAGTAGATCAGGTACTGGTCAGGTTCATATGGTCGTCCGCATTCTGTGCAGGTCATTCCTTTTCCCTCCCTCTTTGGGTGTCTGAAAATTCTTTCAGTGAGCATTCAAAACAATATCTTCGACCATCCAGAGGTATGCCGTCACACCTTCCCGCCGCTTCCCCATATCCGGGGCAACGTGGAGTGTTTTTGGCCCACATGCGGTGGAAATATTCGATCTCGCGTCGATAGTCGCCCATGGTTTCCCCTCCCTCACCATAACGTCATTTGCTCCGGCTCCGGCACATACGGCTTTGCCCGCTTGTCAAACTGTTCCGCTATCCACCGTCCGCAATAATCTTCCGCCCGGAAAAAGACGATCTCGAATCCATGTTTGCCGACAATACACCGTTCCACTTCTCGGACGGGTTTCCCATTCAGAAGATGGGTCCAGTTTCCGGGTGGTTGATTGAGGATTTCTTGGACCAATTGGACGGATTCTTGGAAAGTGATAGTTCTCACTCTATCACCCCATCAAAACGTCAGATCGTCTGCCGAAATCTCAATTGGTTTCCCGTCACCCCGGAACGGATCGTCACCGTACAAATTCATGCTGTTGTTGCTTTTGCTCTGCGTTCCGCTGTTCTCTTGCGCCCGTTCCAGAAACCGCACATTGTCCGCCACAACCTCCGTCACGTACACCCTTTTGCCTTCGTTGTTGTCGTAGTGCCGCACCTGAATCCGGCCCTCTACCGCGCACAGACTGCCTTTGCGGAGATAGTGCGCGCATGCTTCGGCTTGCTGTCGCCAGACGACGATGGGGATGAAGTCTGCTTCTTTCTCGCCGTTGTTCGTATACGGCCGGTCTACCGCCAGAGTGAAGGTTGTGACTGCTACGCCGTTTGGTGTGTACCGCATCTCCGGATCGCGCGTCAGGCGGCCAATCAAGATTGCACGGTTGAGCATCTACGTACCTCCTTGTACCAATCTGGATTTGAAAGAATCTTCTTTGCCTGAAGCAGCATTTCTTTGTCGAACCAACCGAAATGACATTCTTTGGACGGGATACCGAGCGCTTGCGCCAGTCGAAAATAAGCTATTTTTCTGGTCAATTTTCGACCCCTCCACACCGGATCAAACAGCGCATGGCATTCTTTTTTCAATTCCCTGAGTTCTCGATCGGCGAGTCTGCCGAGCGGTACTTTGGTTCCGGTATGGACGCCTACATACGCATCGCATTTCGTGCATTTGTAGCACTTCCCGTTCCCATATTCACGGCCATAGATCACAGAATTGCTCGTGAATATGACCAGACTGCCACAGTATATACAAGTCTTGGGGATCGGATAGTAGTCCACTTTTTTCATCGGTCATTCACCCATCAGGCGACCGATTAAGATTGCACGGTTCATGCTTTTTCCTCCTTCGCTTCAACACCCATTTGGATTAAGATGGATTCCGCAAATTCAGCCGCATCCTTTTCCTCGCTCGGGAGCAAGTCCCGCACATATCTGTGACCAGCCCGGAACGTCGCTAACTTCCTTATGCAATCCCAAACTTGCGCGTAGGTGACGGGGCCGAATTTCTCGTACAGCGGCTTCTTGTACTTCTTCCAGATTTCATGCAGCGGCTTTGGATGTTCTTGCACGGTTCGCAAGTCCATTCCGGTGAGTTCCTTCACAATTTGCGTGGTGATGTCGGCCTTGAGCGTTTCCAGTTGTTCCGTGGTAAGGGTGATGGTCTTTTCATCCATCACGCATTCACCCCGTCGATTTTGATTCCAGCCAGATCGTATGCTTCACGGAATCCGAGCTGTTCGCCGCGCTTAAACTCTTCGCTCTCTTCGTCGTCTTTGCTGATGGATTCGTAGTATCGCCGTATCTTCTCTTGCTGTTCCGTCGTAATCTCCACCCGGATCGGTTCGTCGATCACATAGCCATAACGGAGGGCGTCGGCCAGAAGGAAGATGTTCCCCGAACCTACGAAATCATACAGAACACCCCATGGTCCGCTATCAAATTTGTTAGGTGCATGTGCTGAGTTCCACACAATGAATTGTCTATCCTTATCAAGATCAGGTTCGTCCTTCAAAATCTTCTCCAACGCCTCCGCCACTTCGCGCGGCAACCGGACTTTCTTTTGTTCCATGTATAACACTCCCCTTACTTGGATTGATGGTTGTTACCGATCAGGGATAGCAGCGTATTCTCCTGTTCAAGTGCCTTCTTTTCTGCTTCGAGAGATTTGTTCTCGGCTTCCAGACTGGCGATTCTCATTTCCAACCGCGAAACCTCATATTCCAGTTCCCCGATCCGGGCCATAGCCGCCATGTGCGCCATTATCATCCTTGGATAATTGATCTGCTTTGCCATATCGTATCCCTCTATCTTGATAATTCCGAGGCGCAAGACTCACAGATCAACTTGTCTTTGAACGGGCGTACATGGACGTTGCCGCAGAAGATGCAGCCCGGTTGATACTTCTTGAAAATGACTTTATCTTCGTCAACATAGATTTCCATTGGTGAGCCTTCATCAATTCCGAGGGTGCGGCGAAGCTCCTTCGGAATAACGATACGTCCGAGTTCATCGACTCTGCGAACGATTCCGGTTGCTTTCATGGTTCATTCGCTCCTTTCGCATATTGAATGAGATTTGCCATCAGTCTCCTGCACCTGATTCCCTCTGGTGTTCCGTCCAACCACCTATGACAAGGCGTACACACATGAACTAGATCAAGCGTCGATGTTTTGTGGTTGATTCTTCGCCGGACGATCAGGTGCGCCCGCTCTGTAGCCGGCGCTTTCTCGCACAGTTCACAGATGCCGAGAGAGCGGGCCTTTAACTCTTGATCACGTTCATCGCCTCGCTTTCCGCCGGCGCGGGCGCGAGAGAATCGCCCGCACGAATTCGTGGTAGGTTGGTATGAAGCTCTCGTGAACAGCCCGCGACAATCCGAACCATTTCATTTAGCCGCTCTCCTCCTTACAACTTCTGCTATGTCATCCTCCATCACCAGCAAGATCCAATCTTTCGTTCGGACTCTGGCGAACGTCCGAGCGAGGCCCCAGACCTCGATGACCTCGCCCGTTTCGCCGGACTTCAACCGAACGACATCACCCTTGAGAAAATTCATCCAAAATCAAGGCTGGACTGACCGGGTTCAGCCTTGACATTAGACGGCTCGTTCGCAGCGACGTATTCTTCTTCCGCTTCTGCTTCGGGTGTAATGTCGATGATGCTGGCATCATTCACAGCCGGATCTTCGCCGTACTCCAGCTTTGTATCGACGTCGTTACTGTACGCCATCCGCATTTCGATGGAGAGAATCCCCCACTTCGAGAGCATGTTGCGGATGACCGTCTTGAGAGCCATAGCGTCAAAGTCGTTTTTCCAACCGAAGTCGCTCTTCGCGAAACGCTTCCGATGAGCCTCGATTTGCTCTTTGGTCCAGTAGACAGCCTTTCTGAATCCATTGACCAACTCGAAGTAGCCGGCGTAGCCGATGATGGCGTCGGACCTTTTCTTTTCGAAGTCGAGCACCAGTTCTTCCGTCAGCGGATTCCATTTCACCAGTTCGCCTTCGTGGACTGGCAGTGCATTGAGTGCCTTGTAGAGGCCTGTCCGAAGCGCCAATTGAATATATCCCTTGTACCCAAGCTGGAAGGTTGCTCTGGTTCCGTATGGAACAACCCAGGCATAACCGAGGTTTTTGTCCACGGGCAAATCCAGAGTGGCAGCCACCATGCAGGAACTGATCACGCTCATCTGATCGCATTTCTGGAGATTAGCGTCGGAATTGACCAGGTTCACGATGCTGGTCATGAACTGGGGTGCCCGATTCCCCATGACTTCTTCAAAACGCTTTTTGATCGCCGGAGTGTTCAGCAGCGATTTGACTCCGGCAATTGGGGACAATTGCCCGCCATTTCCGTTCTGTTGCCCCTGAGCCTTTGCACTGAGGGCAGCGTTTAAGTCTTTATGAGCCATCGAATCAATCCTCCATTCGTCTGATTTCAAACCGTCTGACAGATGTTTGGTTCGCGTACTTCGTGTAGATATCCGGCATTTCAGTCTTCAGCCGTTTGGTGTCGAGGCGAGACGAAGACACTTTCCGCCATGTAATCCTCCAATCCCTGTACAGACCTACTTCATATTCCCCGAGCAACATCTTGATGTTGTTCGCGGCCTCTTCCTTGCGCATGGCGGCAGCCTTCTCTTCTTCCGCCGCCTGCTCGTACTGTTCAATCCAATGTTCTACCGCAGACGGCAAGTCCACTTCGCGTCCGTTCGAATCCGGGTAAATCCGTTTCATGAGTTCCGAAGAGGCTGTAGTGCCGTCTGGTTCCGGCGGGATTTGCTTCAGTACGTGATTGTTCCAGAAGTCGGATTCGATCTTGATGAGATTGGCGATGATTTCCTCATCCCGTTCGATCCGTTTGCATACAAACCGGTTCCCGCCGATTAAAACCGCGATCCACCAGGCGCCGAATCCCGTCACGGCCATGTAATGATGGCATTGAATCGCATATTCCCATGGGATGCCATCACCGGCCCATTCATCTGCTTTGTAGGCGCTCGTCGTTTTGCATTCCAGCCCCTCGTCCTTGCCGACGATGAAACGATCTACGTTTGCCAGCATGAACGGATATTCCGGATGCTGAAGAATCGCATTTCGTCTCCTGACCTTCAGGCCAGTCCGGTGTGAAAATTCCTCAGCGACCAGATCCTCCAGCTTCTTCCCCCAGTACATGGCCTCGTTTTCTTCAGGCGGATCGATCAAGCCGAGTTTTTCCATGTACACCTGTATGGGCGTTCGGTACCGGGACAAGCCGGCGACAGCAGATGCGTCGCTGCCGCCGATACCTTTCCGCCTCTCTTCCAGCCACTGATCGCGGGACATGTCTCTCGTCGTGGCTGCTATGACCATTGCCATGATCACATCGCCTCCGCATAGCGCCATTTGGCGTCATGAAATTTCAGAAAGCAGGAGGTATCTGCAAACCATTCGCCGTCGGCTTCGATATACTCGTAACCGGATACGATCTCTTGCCCGCATCCACAAGCGCATTTTCCGATTACTGCGGGTTCGTGGGCTTCACTTGCCGACAGCCCAACTTCTTCCGGTCTGTATGGGCTGCTGGTGAGAAAGGTTGATATTTCCTCCGTGGAGACAAAACGTCTCGCATCTGAGAGTTTATGTGACAAGAGATACCGGTCCGGGTTCCAGGACAAGTACCGACCGTCTTCATGCTTCAAGACAAGACGTATTTTTACATCCATACCCCTTTCCTCCGTGTTGTGATATAATGGCCGTAGGTTCATTTTGTTTGTGCCCCTCGTAAATGGGGCTTCTTTTTACTGTGCCGAGATCAATCAGGAACTTAATCTCAAGTGCTGCTTCTTTTTCTGTGATTCCCCGGAGTTTAGCCCACCGTATGACTACCGTTTGCACCACTCTCCGCCACCTCCTTCCTCAAGAGGCGAGCGAAGTTTTTCAGGTAGATAATGCGTGTTCTTCGTGATTCCGTTCGTTTCGCCAGTTCGATGTATAAACGCCTGTCCAATGTGCATTCGCTGAGTTTCATGTCACCAGCCCCGTTTCAATGCTTTTTCAGCTTCTTCTTCTGTATAGATGTCCATTACGTACTTCAACGCATTTTGCAATTCGTGAAGTTCGAATTCTGTCAATACTCCTTCATTTAACAATTCCCTAGAAGCCAACAGCATATATCCTAATGCCGCTTCGTTCGTCATGCGCTTTTCCTCCTTGCCTTGATTCGTCTCATGAACCGGCGCAACGTGGACAATTCGTTCTCTGCTTCGTACACTTCATCAAGGGCTGCTTGAACCTTCTGTGCCAGTTCATCCAATTCGGCTATGAAGTTGGTGCCGGTGCTTTTCTTGTGCATCAGGTCCCAAAAGCGTTCAAGAAAATCTTTGGACTTCGCCAGCGGCGTTTCCATCTTGCCTAACCTCCTTCCATCCGTTTCTGACCATCTTTCCGATCATCCGCAGCCGTTCGTCGTCCTTGAGATAAATGCTGTAGTGCGCTACCAATTGGTCGTTAATCCGGGTTTCGTGGTACATGGTCCCGCCGTCGATGACTCGCTTACTCGTCGTTTCACCGTGCGTTAGAACGAATATCTTCATACCGCTTCCGCTCCCCTCCATTCGGCACCGTGGAATTTCAGAAAGCAGCTTGTATCTGCGAACCATTCGCCGTCATATTCGATGTATTCATAGCCTTCGACGATTTCTTCCCCGCAGCCGCAAGCGCATTTCCCGATGGCTTTGGGTTCGTGTGCTTGCGGATCCGGAAGACCGTATGCGAACCGGTCGAGTGAGATTGCCATGTTCATGCCCCCTTGTTCGGGAAGTTGTGACGTACTCGTTTGATCGGTCTGCGCCGTTTGGTCATGGTTGTAACCCCCTGCTTGTCCATTGTAGGAAGCTTATACCGCTTCCCCTCTTTCCATCAGTTCATCCACGATCCCCCACGCTGCTTCTTCAATCTCTCGCAGAACCTGTTGTCTCTCGGCTTCCGTTTGTGCGGCGTAAGAGAAATCCAGAATGACACCGTTTGATGCTGTCCGTTGCATATGACCACCCCTGGGTATCATATGCCGGATCGACTTGCGGACAACTTCTGCCATGTGAAGCGCCTCCTTATGCGGGAAATGCGATTCATCTTTGATTCGAATGGTCGAGCCATTCTTTGATAAGGGTCATGATAAGTTCGGCGCCTCGTTCTGGATGTGTGGCTCCGTAGTAAATGTCCTCGCAATGCGTTCTGATGGCTGCGTGCAATTCTTGAAGATTGGTCGGCGAGCTGCCGGGAAAGTGAATCAGATTATCCATTACAGATAGTCCTCGGGGTCAAACGTGCGAACGAAGTTCATTGCAGCATCGAAGTCTGCACGGCGGATGTGAATGTATTTGCTCGTCCCGAACCGGCGCTTCATCTTGCTCCAAATGTTCTTGCGGTACTTTCCGACGATCCGCGAGAAATTTTCGTCTTCTTCCTTGTGGCGAATCTTTGCCAGTTCGATAGACTTATCGCGGACCGCGATCCACAGTTCGTCGATCTCGGCCGGCAGCAGCCGGTTCTCGTCCTTGATTTGCTTCGCCAGAATCTTGATCTCGGCGGCGGTGTTGTTGACGTTCGTTTCGATCTCCATCATGCGGTTCAGCATCAATTGAAGCGCGTTCCCTTGTTCCCGCTGGGTTTCGAGCGACTTCTGCAGGAAGCTGTAGACTTGCGCGACTTCTTGTGCTTGTTTACTCATTGATAACTCCTCCTAATACGCGGCCGTTCAATGCCGCTTTGATTTGGTTGACGAATTCCTCAAGCATCTCCACGCTTTCTCGAAGGCGCTTCTTGGTGACGGGATCAGCTGCGGCGATTGCCCCTGTGAGGTAACTGGTGATGGCGACTTTCTCCATGAAGTTCATGATGTGTACCCGCAGTTCCAAGGTGTTGTAATCCGCTTCGTGTTGGAGTTTTTCGCGTTGTTTGCGTGCTTCTTCGGCGTCGAAATCGACGGTGTTTTTTAGTTCGTATTCCTGCAATTTTTCCTTGGCTTTTTGGTACCCGTGCCGAAGGTTGGTGTTGGCGAATTCGAGTTCTTCGATTTTCTTCTTCACACTCTCCGGCACCACTTCGACCGTTTGCGTGATGACTTTCGGCGGCTGATTCTTCGCCTGTTGCCAGAGTTTCTCCACGTGATTGGCGCGGTTGCGCTCGGCTAATACTGCGGCTTCGGCTGCTGCGGCGCGGGCTTCGGCTTCTTTGGCAAGAAGTTCAGCTTCTTTTGCGCGGCGTTCAGCTTCGGCTTTGGCGCGTTTGTATTGCTCGATTTCAGATGAGTTCATTTGGATCGGCGTTTTGGTTTCACCGGAAGGAAGTTGGACAGGCGTTTCAAGTTCCTCGTCCGTGAATTCAGCAAGCATGTCCATTTTTCGAAGTCCACCCAAATCGGCCACGTGTGTCCGATTTGCGAAGCGTTCATAAATCCTGATGTAGCGCCGTGCATTTCTGGGAGAGATTCCGCATTCTTCGCTACACCAACGTTCCCATTGACCGTGCGCAAGATTGTTGTCACGAACGTGCTTAAGCCTTGCCCCAATTTCGAGTACGTTTTGCGACAGCATACCTTTGTGTGCGATAATTTCTGCGGTAATTACTGATAGATCGTTTGAAAGAACCAGATCCATTCGATCGCTCCTTTCTGTTGTGGTATTATTTGTTAGGCGGTGTTCCTTATGGAAGTTGGCGTTTCGTCAATTTTTTGGGCAAAAAAAACGTCAACAGGAACACCCAATGCTTCTGCGATAATCGGAAGTTTGTCGGCCTTGATCTTCCGCTCGTTGCTTTCATATTTCGAAAGTGTAGACGGAGCGATATTCAAGATTTTTGCCAGATACCTTGCGGTTACGCCTTTTTCTTGTCGTACTCGTTTAATGGCAGAGCCGACATTGAGATATTGATTCATGTCGTTCACCCCTTTCGTTGTTTCCGATACGCCAACTTCTGATTTGATTATATGTTGGCGATATGTCAATGTCAATAGGTTATTTGGCTTTTTGGAAACATTTCTTTCCGATGTGTCAACAACGGATATAATGCTTAATGGAATTGGAGGTGACATTAATGAACGAAAACAAGAGGATTATTGGGGAACGGATGAAAATGATAAGAGAAGCGCGGGGGATTAAACAAAACCGCGTAGCGCAATATTTAGGGGTGCACAACAGCACGGTCGCCAAATATGAATCTGGAGAGCGCGAACCAGACATTGAAGCAATAATTAAGTTATCCCAACTATATGGAGTATCCGTTGATTATCTATTGGGGAACGATGAAGGGGATTTTGTGTATCCCGAAAGCGAGATCGAACGGGTAATATCGGAGACAGAAAAACATTACGGCGTCATCCTGCGGGACGACCCCGTTGTCTACGAGGCGATGCGTCAACTGATTTTGGGGATTGCGAAGGCGAAGAAGGATCAACAAAGTTAGCCACAACTTTCACAAACTCGACCGGCACGACAGACAATCCCTTTCGATCAATGACCACTTGCGCCAGATTTTCCATTCTTCGCCTTCTCCTTTCGCTTGGGTGAGTATTATTCTAGCATATTTTGAGAAAAAAGCGAACACTTGTTCTTATTTATTTGTCGAATTGCCGAAGTTGTAAGGCGAATCTTACCATGTCAGCGCTTTCATTACAATAGGATTTTTTGTCGAATGAAGCAAGTCCCTGAACCGATCAGGAATTTATTACGGTGTTCTTATGAAAGCAAAAATTATAGTTGGACTCATTGTTTTATTACTTCTTCTTATATGGTACGGTGTTCCGAGTAATATTCGGTATGCTTATGAAAAAAGATTTGGAAATCCAAATACTATTATTGATAGTGTTGGTTTAGGATTGATGGTCGATAATTATCAGTATGGAGAAGAATATTACCTATACGACACCCAAAATATCACGATTGATTTGTCCGGGTATCTGAAAAAGGATATTGCAATGTACATTTTTGGACGTTACGCAAACAGTAATGATCCCTTAATTGTTAAATTGAACGATCGAGTGATATACAACAAAAAGGGAAAACGCTTATACGAAGGGATGTTTTATGATTTTCGCTATATCAACAGACATTTTGTAATTAAACTAGATGGATTCAATTTCAACGGAACAAACAAAATCGTCCTGTCAACCGGTAATACCAGCAAAACATATATCGTAAATGTCAATAATACCGGAGGTACAACATGAGCAAACTTCCATCCGGAGAATTCTGGTTATATCTCCGCAAGTCCCGCGCCGATCTTGAAGCCGAAGCCAGGGGCGAAGGCGAAACCCTAGCGAAGCACAGGAAGGCGCTTTTTCGTCTGGCACGGGAAAAAGGGATAAACGTTACGCAAGTATACGAGGAAATCGTGTCCGGGGAATCACTTTTCCACCGCCCGCAGATGTTGAAGCTACTTGAAGACATGGAAACCAATGCGCCAAAAGGCGTACTGGTCATGGACATGGACCGGTTAGGGCGCGGGAATATGCAGGAACAAGGGCTGATTCTGGACACGTTTCGCCGTCACAATGTCCTCATTGTTACGCCCGCAAAGACATATGATTTGAACGATGAATCCGACGAATTGATGACGGAGATTCAAACCTTATTCGCCCGGCAGGAACTTCGGATGATCACGCGCCGGATGCAGCGCGGACGTGTGGCGTCGGTTGAAGAAGGCAACTATATAGGCACCCGGCCGCCCTATGGTTATTTGATTCATCAGGAAGGACGTGAACGCTTTCTTGTCCCTCACCCGGAACAAGCGCCTATTGTGAAACAGATTTTTCAATGGTACGCGAATGAGGAAATTGGAGCGCGCAAGATCGCTGCTCGCCTTAATGAAATGGGGATTCGGACGTACACAGGCAGAACATGGACATCCCCGAGTGTATTGGTGATCCTCAAAAATGAAGTCTATATAGGGTTGATCCAATGGAAAAAGCGTGAACAGAAGAAATCTCGGACACCCGGAAAAAGAAGGGACACCCGAACAAGAGATAAAAGCGAATGGATCAGCGTCCGAGGGAAACACGAACCACTCGTCAATGAGGAATTATTTCGCAAGGCGCAAGATCGATTGAAGTCGAAATATCATGTCCCCTATCAATTGATCAACGGCGTCACGAATCCATTGGCTGGTCTAATAAAATGTGGGAAATGTGGATATTCGATGGTGCTGCGTCCGTACACGAAACAAGCTCCCCATATCAAATGTTACAACCGGTTTTGCGACAACAAGAGTTCACGGGTTGAATACGTTGAAACGAAACTGATTCAAGCGTTGGAGGAAGAACTGCAACACATCAAGATCAAATGGAGTTCGCATCGTAAGAAAAAGGATTCCAACGTTGAAATCCATGAACAAGTGATCCAGTCGCTTGAACGGGAACTGAAAGAATTGGAGCAACAGAAGGAACGATTGTATGACTTTCTCGAACGGGGAATTTATTCAGAAGACGTGTTTCTAGAGCGGAGTCAGAACCTACAATCCAGAATTGAACAAACCCAACAAGCGATAGTGAAAGCTCATGAGGAATTGCATCATGAACAAGAGCGCGTAAAGGCACAGAAGGACATCATTCCGAATATAACAAACGTGATCCGCCTTTATAAACGTTCCAAGGATCCGGCTCGAAAAAATGCGCTGCTCAAGTCGATCATGTATCATGCGGAGTACCGAAAGGAAAAACACCAGCGATTGGATGACTTTGAACTGAAAATTTTCTTGAAGATACACAGATAACCTGTTGGTGTTAATGAATTAACATCTACAGGTTATCTGTTTTGTGGATACTGATTCGGCCAATATTTCGGCCGGCCGCACCTCACACAAATGAGGATATAGCGCCGGCCGACTTGCTTATATCTCCACTTTCCCGCCGCTTTGCATTCGCATATTCCATTCTTCCATAGTTCGGCGTCAAGTTCGCGTTGATTCATACCTGCCATCCATCTTTCCGATCCAGTAAGCGGCGGCGTAAATGTGACGTTCTCTTTCGTTTAAGGTTGTATTGTTTAGTTTTTCGTACTGCCTGATGTTACTTTCCAGTAATTCTTCGGCATGATTAACGTGTTCTTTCTGTTCATCGGTCAAGAATTGCATAAGCAAATCTCTAATCTTGTTCATGTCGATCCTCCTTAGTGAATTATTGTCTTATCTCCATTATACAAAAAAGTGGGCTGACCCTCACGGGATCAGCCCCACGTTTTTAGCATGAGCAACCGCAATGCTCAACTTGCGGAGTCCTTCCTGCTGCCACTTCCCCTCGTTGATTGCCGCCTTCTCGATTTCCTTGATGCGCTGGATGATATTCTCGACGGTCGGATCCGCAGAAAGTCCGAGTTGTCCCATCACCGGAGACATGAGCAAGATTTTTCGTTTGGCCTCAGCTTCGTATTTCGAACCCTGCGCCTTTTCCTCAAGATCGTACATCCGGTTAAGGAAAGCATAGGCGTCGGCCGACAATCCACGCGCTGTCCTTTTGTACAGCACTTCTTCCTCGTATTCTTCCAACGTCA